AGAGAGCAGGCAAACATTACCACAAAATCTCTCCATACATCCCATGCCCGATGACGGGTGGTAAGCCGTCCGAATACCCTTAGAAATTCCTTTCTCGCATCCGGTTTCTTCTGCTGTGGCTCCTGAGATATTGTATTCTTTTTAGGCTTATAACCGTAAGCTGAGTTAATAGCCGTCTTCAATGCATCTTCTTTTCCCAAAATATAATCCGGAATCTTTGGTGGTTCGTACTTGGGCGGCAAGGAAGAAGGTCTCTGTTTTACTTCTGTTTTAGGAAGTGGTTTTGCCGGAGTAACAGTAGGTTTCTTTTTGGCTGTGGACTTCTTCTGTTTCGGCTTCTTTTTCTTCCAAAATGGCATAGTTTCTCCTTTCGTTATCACCACTTTTACAATTTTCGATAAAGTTCCGTTCTTGCTTCCCCACACCAAAGTGTTTGACCGTCATCAGTTAAAATAGTCACAATACCGTCTCTAAATCTATAACCTTCAACTATTTTTCCTTCGTTCCATTTTCCGTCATGAAACATTGCGGCTCTTTGTCCTATGACATATGGAAACTTATCATTCATATCTTTTCTCCTTTCGCAAAAAGAGCCACCGCCAATTCAGACAGTGGCCCTCAAATATAAATCAGTCGAACGGAACCTCATCCGGCCCCTCCATGGAATTGTACTTGTCGGCAAATTCATCCTCTTCGATGGTTACATACATCGTCTTCAGGTATGCTTTAACGCCAGTTTTGTCCTGAACGGACCAGTTGTACGGCCTGATAGTCAGATCAACATTGCGAATCTCCGCATAGTCCAGAGAAGCGATCGACTCATCATCCAGCAGGGTCTTGGTCTTTCTTGTAACCATGTACACTTTAGGCGGGATGTTCTCATAGCTCACCTGTACCTGAAGGTAATACTTCGGTTCGTCGCCTTCTTCACGGGCTTCCAGGATGCGGATATTCCAGCCCTCATCACCGAGTTTCTTTGCCAAATCCACATCCTCGATGATGACACAGAAGTTCCGGCTGCCTTTACGGTTATACTTGGATTCTTTACCAGAGAAGTTTCTGAATATAATTCTTGCATTCTCCATGATGATATTGTCATTTACTCTGTTAGCCATTTTTTCGTTCTCCTTTTCCATTTTTATTTAGTTGAAGGGCAGACCTTCCTCATCATCTTCAGGCTGATTCATGAACTCACGCTTAACGACAATTTCGGAAATATCATACCCAAGGTCACAATCCATGTGGAACTTGTCATCATGGAACTTCGGACAATCAAAACATGTAGCATATTTCATATCGCCACACGGCGGCAGCCACGGCTCAGGAATATCAGCATCTGCGTCGTTTGCCCCAAGCTCCTTAACATACGGGTCATCCGATACAAACCACTCGAAATCTCCATATTCCGAGATAGTCTTAACAGCATCGTCTACCAGCTTGTCGTAATAAGACCGGTCGATGTCATCCTCCTTGTTCAGTTCGCGGACCATTTCAGATTCGAGCCAACGATACCCGGATGATCCCGTTACCGCATAATATTTACCGTTCTGCTCTCTGAGAAGCACACCGCCACCACTACCAGATTTAACCGGGCAGAAGCGTCCAACTTTTCCGATGAAGCGATAGTTATGCCCCTTGTCGATTTCCGGCTGAAGCTCCGCGCATATCTTCTCGAAAGTTGTATCTGACAGCAATCCTTTCTTGTAATCACTTTCCGCCTTGGCAAACTGCTTTTCAAATTCGGATACATCCGGCAATCCCTCGTTCATATCCAAATATATCGCTGTCTTAACTTCTTTCGTTTCCGCCATATCCTCAAAGAGAATCTCTTCTTTGCTAAACAAAGTTTTGAAGACATACGGAACCTGGAACTGAGTTCCTGTTGCCGTCCATTTTCCGAGACCATCTCCGTCCTTGTATCTGGCAATATAAACAGCGTCATTCACCAAGCACATTCTGTCGTATGTAGCCTCGTGTTCAAAGGTGTAGCCGTACTTCTTGCCAAAATCCATAACAAACTGGATAATCTCCGGCGTCGCATCAGGAATCTTGATAGAGTCAGTCTTGATGTGAGCGACCGTGTATCCACGTTTCTGCACCTCATGTTTCAGATCCACCATGAACAAAGCTCCACGCTTAGCCACGATATTATCGATGTTTCTCGGATCACGGAACGCATTCTCGAACGATGCCGAAGTCAAACCATAAACCGAGTTGATCGCGGTCTTCAGAGCATCAGCAAGCTGCTTAGATGTCATCTCACCATCAATCACCTTCTGAATATAAGGTGTAAGCTTGCCATCCAGCATCTTATTCACAATCTCCCAAGCCTCATGCTTGATGCTGACACGACCCTCGACAATGTCACGGAACGCGGTTGTAAACTTCACACCGAACAGAACTTCCGCAATCGCACTATGCGGGTGCATAGAAGCAATATCCAGCAATGCATCATTTCCGTGCATACCAGGCTCAGAATATACATAACCGCCTTCTCCGACTTCCTCTCCACGATATACAGACTTTCCGTTCTCGAAAGTATACCCCGGAAAATATGGCAAAAGGCTTCCAGCCTCACCATGCGTTTGTTGCATCATTTCCGGACAAGCTTCTGCCAGGAAATTATAGGTTTCAGCATCAAGGTCGTATACCGGCTCTGCGAGATTCCGATAGTGGAACTGATCCTGCGGTTTCCGCTCATTTCCAAATATAATTCTGGTTGTGAGCGTGTTGGTTGTGTCATTGACCGTCATATCTGCCAAGTCTGCCAGAATCTGTCTTGCCGTCCAATCCGCCTTCAAATAAACAAAGGCTGCTTCTGTTGCAATAACATCGTTATCACAATACTCAGCAACCTTGGTCCAAAGTTCTTCGGGAACCGGTTCATCCCACGGAAGCCCCAACTCCTGGTGATGCGTCCCTGCCTTTATAATACGGATTTCCTCTTCTGAGAAACCTTTCTTCTCCAGCTCTTTTACCGAAATGTTCCCCATTTCAATTTCCAGCTTTTTTAAACTCTTCTTATTTCCAGCGGAAGCGAAATCATAAACGTCCGTATAAGACACGTTATATGCCTCGCCAAAGAAACAATCCCGGTTAGCTCCTTTCTTTGCCCCGACAATCTTCTGGGACAAATTGTAGAGTTGTTCGTTCGTATATCCCATCAGCCTCGCATACAATATATGATTATCGTAGCGGCGACAATTAAAACCAACCAGCCGGAACCGCATCAGTTCCTCAATCTCGGTCGGCGTCGGGTTAATCATCCGTACAACAGGCTTCCCCTCGCCCTCGATCTTCCAGTTTACAAGGAACAGGTTCGGGAATACCTCCACATCGTAAAATATAAGTTTCGCCTCATCATTCTTAACACCTGTTGATGCGTCCGCAGACTTAAACTGCATCTTATTTACGAGTTTGATACAGTAATCTGCCTGATGGGTACTGCTGGCGGCAAAAGCCAATACCGCATTCCGCATATCCGTGACATCATAGTTCAGGTCACTGGCGTATGCGTCCTCCAGTATCTTGTAGATAAAGTCGATACTGGGCTTAGTTCCGGGGTGTATTTCTTTCTCCAGATTACGCTTAATAAGTGTTCTAAGCCCTTTCTCGCTTTTGATTGCTTCAAAATTTACCATTTTGTTTTCTCCTTTCATCGGTAAACCAGAGCTAATTGTTGCGATAGGCAAATCATTACACTTTGACAACTTGCGTCTCAGCGAACTCTTGCCACTGAACACCTTAACTTCTATATGTTCATCGTATATTCGACTCAGCATCGTTGGGTCGCCGGTATAAATATAATGAAGATGTATTCCGGCTTCGCTCTTGCTCAACTCTGCATAAGTCGGCGGCCATTTACTTGCTGCTTCGAGATTCTTTTCAAAGGATTTATTGCCGTCCTTATCAGGAATATCAAAGTCGATAACTATGTGATTCTCCGGGACTTTGACATAGTGAAGTCTTGACGTATCAAGGCTAGAGAGCAGGTCCTTGCAATCGTCCCATTTTTTTGAAGGAGTCTCTTTTGAACTTGCATACTGAGCCGGACATTCTCCACACTGTTCGTCAAATATGTTCGTGCATTCTTTAGCACTGTGAAAAGATAACCAGGAATTTGGTTTTGTTTTCCCGTTTTCACCTCCCGGATTTTTTTCGGGTTCAAATTTGTCTGCTCTAAACCCAGAATAGTAGCTGCGGACTCTCGAACCATCATCCATATTGAACCGTTCGTCATAGTTCCTGAAATAGTTCTTGAGTTCTTCCTTAAATGCTCTCTGCGGCAGAGAATATAAAACCTTCGCCTCATCACAGTAGGTCTTATACATTTCCCAGGCCGCTTTTAGTGTTGTCCCGTCCTCTCTTTTGAACACATGGTATGAGTCAATGATGTAGTTGTAAAAATCATTCGATGCCCCAAGCATACTGATCGGGATATAATCATCGAACATACCAGGGTCACTCAAATATATTTCCTGACAATGATAAGCAATCGCTCCCAGTTCAAACTCAACCTGCTTTATGATCGTTTTATACTCCTTGGGACTCAGCTTGTTCCCGCTCGGAGACACGTCGATCAATCTTCTGATAAGACCAGATTTCGCGTCTGTAATCTTTACAGGTTTGTTTGTACCCATAAAGAGAAAACACTTAAACCGGTTAGCGTAGGTAGATTTAAACTTCTCGTTCACCGTCATTAACTCATGAGAAACCAGACTATTCAGTCTTGTGTTATCCTCTATCCTTGACAAATCGCCATCGTGTTGAATCGCCACAAGAGGGTTACTCTTAAATGCTTCCAGCGCAAACGAATTGCTTGCAGAACCAAGAGCCTTAGCATCAAACACGGAATAGTACCCCTCGAAAAGCTGTTGAATAATGTTCAGGACAGTGGACTTACCCGTTCCCGCCGCCCCGTACAAGACCATAAACTTCTGCAATTTCTTTGAATCACCAGACACAACAGAGCCAATCGCCCATTCAATCTTGCGTCTTTCTTCCTCGGAATATAATACAGACATCAGCTTGTCGTAAGCAGACAAATCGCCAGCTTCAAGCGGATAGTTCAGCTTTTTACTGGCGTAATCTTTTTTGTTCGTAGGCGTGTTTGAAAATATAAGTTTTTCATCCAGCATATGGAAGGAATCTCTCAACTGCTTCTGACAATACTTATGCCATGAATCAATCATGCCGGACTCAGCGTCCCACATATGTAGAACTTTAATGATATCGGAGTCAAAGCGTTGGCGGTTTTCTTCAGCATATCTATCCAGTTCGCGGTCGATGAGCTGTAATGCATCTTGCTCATCCGTAGACCATAAACCGCGTTCTTCAATCCAGATAGCGTAAAAATCACCGCCTCTTATCATAAGATCGCCGCTTTTCTTGATAATGAACTTTGGATAGATTTCTATAACACCACGCTTCTTGCTACGTGTCGAAATCGTTAAAAAGTCGATCATTTCATTACCTTTTCTCCTTTCCTTCCTTAATAAAGCTTTTGGCTGTTTCAAATCGCCAATCGTCTTTCCTGTTGTAGGTGAATATGAATTCCTGTTTATTCGTCTGCCTCACCCGTATACTGTTCTTACCATTCGGGAACCATATTTCTACATTTCCACCTGCATAATTCGGGAAATATAATTCAAACCATTTGTATACATCTCCATGTGCCATCCAGTACCTCCGAATTCATACAAATTTATCCAAGTACCAACACATCTGATACCAAATCTCAACCGTCCATAAATCCCGGCTGCAATGCTCTACGGTGAACAAACCGCCCTCGCCATTCCGTGCATATCGCCGATTCAGAAACCGTTCAATCACTTCGTTTGCATAATCTTCATCAAACTTTGCGTCCGTCATAGAACCCAAACCGAGATTTACAATCATGTTCCAGAACCACTGACCCGTTCTATTACCGATATCCGGGTCGTCCATGATATGTTCTTCACAACGAATGGAGAGGGCGATCATCATTTCTAAAACACTACAGGGCCGATTATCCAAATATGTTGCGATTTCGGAACTCTTGTATGAATTCTCGTAACCGAAACGATATCGTAAGTCTATCCCATCGCCTTCCCGGTTCCCGTCCATAGGAATCGTATAGGAAAAGTCTACACGATTCAGAAACCGTAAGAGTTTACGATAGGACAGACTTTTGGAATATCGCCGATCCAATACGAGCTGGCACATCCACTTAAAATACTTGTTATTCAGCTCGCTCCTTGTCATTTATACCTCCCTCTGATGCGGACGTTCCTTCTGGGCTTCCGAATAAGTCCGTTCGTCCATGAGAATCTCATAGTCGCATCTCAGCCTGTCGTTTCTCACAAAGACAGAGTCGTCCTCATACTCGCCAAAACGAGTCAAAGATTCCATACCGACTACGTCATCCACATCTTCAATCTTGTCGCCTCCATCATCCACCAGAACCTGATCTGCGTAGTATGTAAGGCTTATTGTGTCGTAATCCGCAAACTCGCCAAATTCTTCCGGCGAGATTACATAAGGCTTGTTTTCTGCCATCTCCGTTCCCTCCGGTACATAAGCTTCGTTCTTTAATATCCCCGCATAGGTGGAGATATCAGGCTTCTCCTCAAACTTCTTCAGACTTGCTTCTACGCTCGGCTTAGGCTCCACGGTTATTTCAACGTCTGCCATGTCCTGCTCACGCTTTGAGAACACCTCTTTTACAGAGTTGATCTCTTCCTCGGCAATCCGCTCGTATTTCTTTTTCGCAAACTGCCACGTCACAGCAGAACCAGTTGCAGCTCCGAGGACAAATATAATAAGCCCTGTTACTTTACTCATCATTCATGTCCTCCCTTCTAATCGTCATCACCGTAAGTGCCAGCCCTGTGAACAGCATAGATACACTCAAAAGAATGCCTCCTGTGATATGTCTTTTCTTCGGGGTATCCAGCACGTAATCCAATATCGAAATTGTTCTTTCAAATCCTTCCATCATCTCACGCCCTCCTGCCATCTGATAAGAGAGCAACGCCCCCGACAAAGCAGACCCCGGCCAATGCCGCAAGGGTATAAGATACGAACACAGACATAAAATTACTCATAATGTTTCTCCTTTCATTCATAGCTTGAAAAATAGTGGTTTTCTACTTGGAACATTGGAACGCCGTACTTGCTATACTCACCGGCTGTGAAGAATATAACATCGGTGTTTGTACGGGATTGTAATTCTTCCCTGACAAGTTCACAAATATCCTCTCTCACTTCACACCGATCAACACGTCCGTTCCAGATTGACGAGAATTGGCTTCTCTGATAAATAACGTCATAAACGTTATTCGGAAAATACTCGGAATCCACACGATTGAGAATCGTATCAATCACGAGACGTTTTCCCTCTTCGCATTCGCCCTCAGCTTCTGCCATTGTGACAAGCGCGATCAACGAAATATCATCAGATGACAAAAGCTCTTCCTCTTCTTTCAATGATTCTTCGGTTATTATTGGCGACGCTTCAATAAATATCGGTTCAGGAATCACACTATGTATTATCGTAACGTCACTTGCATACACAACTTCATCTTCCACAGGGACATCTGTATGGAAGAACATAAGAACCGATAGAAGAAGAGCCGCGACCATAGTTACTTTACGCATGTGAAACTCCCTTCAAATATAATTAGACTATCCTCATCTCCTTTGGACCGAAACAAGGATAGTCACTCATCGTCCGGCACCAATCCCCCGAACCGATACCGTCCAGTCCGTTCCTTCACATCATCTCCCAAATATTGCCGTCAACATTGAAATCTAACAGAATCGCCGTATCGAAACCATTTGCGAAATCGGAATAGCTCAGGTTGTCCGCATACAATCCGAAATCAACATAATTGTCGCCAACAGGATTGTCTTTGTCATAAATCCAGCCTACAACCTGACCGGCTTTGGTACGAGGCAGCCCCAACATCTCATATACATCATTCAGGAACAGACGCTTCTTTGCCCTGAGCAAATCGTTCGCATAGTTCTCCTGTGCCTTGATGAACATGATATTGTATTCGTTGTTCGACTCCCAATGGGGATTCAGGATCGAGTTTCCGTCCTCATCAACCGTATACTTCTCAAAGAACCGGGCATAGCCGCTTACATCGGACGGATTCACTACGAAAGTATTTTTCTTGACCTTTTTCTCTTTTCCGGTCTCCTCGTCCACTTCGGTAGCTGTTACCTTTTCGGCTTTGATGTTATACTTCAGTTCCCGGTCAATTTCCTGACCAAACTTCTCGATCACACGGCTGCGGTATTCCTTGAAACTCTTGTCAACAGTCGCATAAGCCGCTGCCAGCGCCACATTTCTCTTACGAAGAATATTGTTCGATGCAAGGATGCTCGTGATCGACAAAGCTCCAATCGCAACCGCAGGCGCATAAGTCTTCGCCAGCTTGAGACCTGTCTGTGCATACACAATTACCGTATCCTTCTTCGCATCCTCTTTGGAGTAATCCTCTCCGGCATCTGTGGTTCCGGTCTCTTCTGCTTCATGAACCTTATCCATCTTCTCTTTGGTCTCATCCATGATCGCATCGACTTTAAGAGTCGCCTTGCACGCCATAACAGGACTCACGACCACACCGGCAACGCAAGCCACCATAAGGATCTCCGGGCTATGCTTCTTCATCTTGAAGCTGACATTACTGAAAACTCCGCTCATCTTATTCATGATTTCTTCTTTTTTCATTTCTGCTTATTCTCCTTTTCCTGAATTTCTCCGCCTAATGCGGCGTATCCACAAATATCAATCCAGTTGTCTTCCTTGTAGACACCGGATACATTACGAGCTACCTTCATCAAGACCATCATGTTTGCGACGTCCGTAGGAGTGACT